CAAATAAAATGGAAATAAAAAGAGAAAGTCTTTCAAGAGCAATCAACGGCAATCCAACTCTCGAAACGCTCAAAAAAATAGCCGATGCGTTGGAGGTTTCCGTCCCGGAACTGTTTGCACCGGAAAACTCAACAGATTTCACGGCTTTTATTGATAACAAAGGCGAGCTGAAGCGTTTTAATTCGATAGAAGATTTAAAAAAATATTTAGAAACATCATAACAAAACCCCGAATCACTTCGGGGTTTTGTTTTATTTATCAAAAAAATAAGCTTTTATAGTTACCTCAGTTACATCATCAAATTTTATAGAATCAAATTCAGTAAACGATAATAATACAATTGCCTTATATTTATATTTTTGCAAATAAGGAAGTATTTCGTATGCAACATCATCCGGCACAAAACCGATGTGATATTTTTCGGCAATAATCTTTATGGCATAATCACTGTGTCGGTTATTTTTATCATGTTTCAATTTCACCTCTTTACCACCATATAAATATTTTGCTTCTTGTTGAGCCTCATACGTTCTATAAAATATACCTGCAACATCAAATTCAAAAGAAGTAGAATTACTGTATTCAGCATCAAATTCATTTCGTGTTTCGGTCAGTTCATTGTATGCTTTTTTTCTTCTGTCAGCTTTCTCCTGCATCAGCTTTGCATACGCCTCTTCTTGTAATTTAGATTCTTCTTCTTTTTTCTTTTCTAGTTTTTTTGTCGAATTTCCTGAAAAAATAATGGCAATTACCATTAATAAAAGAATAGTTACAATTATCCAAATCATGATATCAATATTATGGTTCAACCAACTTTGTGTTTTTTTTAATTTTAAGCAACCAGTGATAAACATTCTCATTTCCTTCCGTTATAACAAAGGCTTGAACAAACTCCCAACCCAGAGATCCCATAAAGTTCATGGCATCTACCATCGAGTTGAAAGAAACTGCCTTACCGTTTTCATCCTTAAGCAAACGATTATTCTTCCAAAAACTGTTAGCTTGTCCAAAATCAATTTCAACAATAATTTTTGTACTTAGAAATTTTCTGGTGCCAAGTAGTTCACAATACGTATATTCTACTTGTTCAATTTGCTCAGAAGTTTGAGGTACTTGATTTTCTTGAGCTATTACTCCAGAAAACAACAATAAACCGATTACAATAGATAAAATTTTTCTCATGATCATAAAATTTAAAATTGTGAATAAATGTGACTGCAATATATAAAAATAAAATAGAAGAACACCTTTTTGCCCCAGTATAATCAAAATGGTGTTCAATAAAAACCGCCCCGTTTTTCGGGGCGGCATGCAGTAGATTGCAAGAAAAAGGTGTTGAATCAGTTCTTAAAGCTCTACTGCCAATAATTCGCGTCCTAACTGGTGTAATCCCTGCTCAATTTTTTTGCGCTGCGCCGGGCGTGGCTTTTTCAAACCGGTAGAGTATTGGTGTATCAACTTTTGATTTATTCCGGTAATCCGTTCGATGGCAGGATTGGATAATATGCCTTTATAATATTGCAAAAGGCTTTCCGCATCAAACTTATACACTAACTCATAATCACCTTTCAATGCGGCTGGTATTTGAGAATCATCAAATGTTTTAATAGTTTCTATAGCATCCAATATGGATTGTTTACACTCCTGAACAGTGTCTCCAGCGCCGTAAATTCCTTTTACATTTTGGGCGTATGCACCAAAAGAATCTGAACTTTTTTCAATTATGATTTGTATTGTCTTCATTTTATTATTTTGTTGTGGAAATGGGTTATATCCCCATTTCCTTTTTTAAACTTCTCTCTAAGCCTTTCGGCATCTCTTTTGTCCCATGATTGGGAATAGATACCGTCTGTCCGTTTTTCTCCCAAATCTCATGGCTTCCTTTTCCCCGTCTGAGAAACCGCCATCCGTTTTTTCTTGCCTGCTTTAAAAAGTCGCTGTACTTCATTTTGTATATTCTTTACTGATTCAACAGTACAAAGGTATATAAATATATACTGAATAGCAAAGAAAATAAGAAATATTTTTATGTTATAAGCATGAAAAAACCATAATAATTGACGATTTTATGAATAGAATAGCCGATTCTCGACCAATTTTTCACGTATTTTTTTTACAACATTTTGATATACAACAGAAAAACATGTAAAAACAGTGTTTTACTATGTTTTTACACGAAAGAGAGACCGCCCCGCTCTGCCCTTTACTTGCAATTACGACACTCCAAATGTCTGGGAAATGTGATTTTATGTTAATTAATGCATAGGAATTAACATATTAGTAGATGAGAGAAAAGTTACCACCTGGCACGCATCTTTTGTATAGGAAATCCTACCTACAAATTAATTCGATTTAGGGGATAGAGAAGTAGCTGTATTTGACCTGTTAACCAATCTCATTAATGTTTTTCTGCAAAGCAGATACTTGAATGCATCCGTGAAGTTTGTAGATTCTTTCAATAAACGATTTGTTGGAAGACTGTCTGTTTTCTTTTCCTTCACAATCTCCGATGTTCCATTACGACGTTGTTTAACCTTCGTCTTAGTATTCTCCATTTGCGTTTTAAGGTATGGACAAGTATTCCGGTCAATTAAAAGTTTAGGCAGATCTTTGTTTCTTCCGGTCATTAATTCCATCATGAAATTGTATTCGGCGTTGCTGCTGATATTTCCCTGGCCAATGGACATGAGCTGGACCGTCCAACCAGTACGTTTGCCTTCTGCGTCGATTTCGATGGCTTTTTTAAGTTGCGAAGCAACGTCTTGTTTTACTTTGCTATAGCTATTTGCTGCACGGTCATAATAAAGCTTCATGCGTTTATGACCATGAGGCTTAAAGTATTTTAGAAACTGATCTGCCAACTGGCGGATGTAGTCCGGTGGTAAGGTGTACAGCTCCTTCATTATCCGGATGGTATTCATTTTGGTTTGTGAGAGCAATAACCAAAGTGTATTACCGACATCAAGCCCGGCTTCAATAGCCATACGACTATCGAGGTACTTTAATTCCCTACAGTCAGTCTCGGATCCGAAGGGTAGGGTATCGATGTAGTCATAATTAATCCCATCATTATAGAAATGTTTTTCCGACAAAGCAGCGTAAAATCTTGCTGCGGCCGAAAGTTTCGGTATGATGGAAAGAATAGAAGCGTTAACGCCTTCCAAGCCTGCACTAAATTCGTCGTCAAACCATTCGTTTGAAAGTATATCAGCATTGACGAACGAACTAGCAATCCAAAAGAATGACGTTTGTTTGCGAAGCTTCTTCCAACGATCTTCCCAACGCTTCATGTTTCGTTCAGCCAATAATGTTTCTTTTTTGTTTCCGGAGTTCAAAGCAGAAACATATTCTTTCTTGACTTCATTAAAAATAAATCCGCAATTTAGTAAATCGAGGATCTTTTGCTTGTCGTTCTGTTTAGCCAGGTTAAAGATCCATGATGATTCCCCGATATTATTTGGATCAGGCATATCAGTTGTAAATGATATGCTCCTGTAGAACGGAGATTCCCCAAACTTTGCCTTATAGCCACGAACGGCTTTCATAATATTGGCAATTGATTTTTCAGAAAAGTATTTAACTTCATCGCCGAATAAACCGACATAAGAATTACCCGCTCCGATGGCCGGACGGTCCAAAGAAATAAATGTGAAGTTGAATCCAGTAAAAAAAACCATAGTATGTTTCCAAGATGTAACTTTGTTGTACATCTTTTTTTCCCATTCATCGGGTGGACGCTTGTTAATCACATAGTGGATATCTTCCTCCCATCCTTTGAGTCTTAGGCCCTCAAGCATTGACGGGATTATATTCTTGTGAAGGTTGGTATACGTGTCTGAAACGAAGCCGAACGGTGCTCCAGGACAGTCATAAACGGCTTCCTGGATGCGCTCTACCTGAATATCCACTGTTTTAGAGGTCCCCCGTCCGGCAATGAGCGCTAGTATGCGCGGCATCATTATGGCAAGCATTTGGGCTAGCCAATTCGAATAGCGCACTTCTATCGTTTCATTACTCAGCTTTGGTTTTCTTTTCCTGCTCATCAAACAATTCTATAAAGTCAATATCTTCAATTTCAGCTTCCATACGAAGGCGTGTTTTTTCGCTATTAGGAATTTCCATATTATCAATTCGTGCGGCCAGTAAATCACGGTTGGCACGTTCCAGTTTAATATGTTTAGGCTCCAGCGTGTAAATCTTATTGGGTTTTTTGTAAAGTTCTTCAGGTACCTTTGGCGGCTCGGGAACATCGAGTTCTTTTGCTTTATACGCTTTCATTTTCAGGTCCCCGTACACTTCCATGTCCTTGGAATCTTTTGCAGTTAGCAATACAACCTGAGCAGCACTGTTGAATTCTTCGTAAAACAAGTTTCGTAACGCTTGTTTTTCGATTCCATCATCCGCATAAAACAAATTAATGGCTTCATCGAACATAAGCCTGGCACGACGGTAAGTTATGTTTAACGGCGGTTTTTGAATAAAGGAAATAGCATTTTCCTTGCCGTACTTCCTGCGAAGATTATTCAGCAAGTAAAGAGCATCCAGGTATTCCTGTGCTGTTTTCGATAACTCTTCTTTACTTCCTCCCTGGATGTAGTCTTGCAGTTCATTGAAATACGACTTTTTAAAATCCGCCATAGATTACTTCGTTTTTCATTTTTTCGAATTCAACCTGACGACGCAATTTATCGAGCCGTTGGGCCTGTGTAGCATTGTCTGCAGCATCTGTAACCATATCAATGCCGTCTTTTGCCTGGTAAAATAGCACACCACGATCATAATGATATTTAAGTACACTTTCAATCTGCATGAAATAGTACATGAATTCGTGTTTGTTTATGTTATAAAACATAGCCAATTTTTCAGGCGTATATCCGATAAAAGCAAGTTTTTCATATTCCTGCCAGTTAATTTTACTCATCCAGTCCGGTGCGTTTCTATCGTCCCAAGTTGCCTGCTTTATGATTTCTGAACTCATATAATTTTTCAGATTTGTAAAATAAATATTGTTCTATTTGTGCGTTTTCCCCAAAGTTTCCGGAACCTTCCGAAACGAATTTACCGATATCGGTTGCCATGCAGGAAATTTTCCGGTGCGTCCAGGCATAAGTTATTAACCAGTTTCGTTCGGCAACCATTTGTTCAAGAAGCCTATGCGTGGATACGCTTCTGTATTTTATCGATTCTCCGATCTCAATATCCACGTTCGCCAGCAGCCCTTTGTCCTGAAACCGGCATAAGGCGTTAATGATGCGCGAGTTTATGGAATAAGTTGCAATAAACAAGTTATTTATCCTTCCGGCGTTATTAATCACGTACGGAATAAATGTAAAAGCGCTCACGCTTTTGCGGGTTTCAATAAAAAAGAACTCATTTTCTTCCGGTAATCGTCCGATAAGGTCCTTCAGATTGTTTAAGCGAATTGTTTCGATACGCTCAAAGCGTGCTGAGAAATGTTTCGCGTAACGTTTTTTGTTTTCGATATCATCGAGCCGGAAATATTTGTTCATGAAAGCAATCGTTGCACTTCAGCCAGTTCGGCCTGTTTTTCTTTCAATCTGTTTTTTCGTTCATTCTCCAGGTGTGGTTTATCTTCTTTTTTCAATTCAGACTCAATTCTCCAGATGTTGTGATTAAGCGCAATTTCTTTTTTTACCAATTCGCGAACACTTAGTTGGCGAATACCTTCCATTTTTCGGTAATGAGCGAAAACGGGATGATTACCCAATACCCTTCCGTATTTTTTGTAGTGGTCAAGCTCTGCATATATCATCCGGTTTTCGTGATAATTACTCATCAGTTGGTTGGCGGTTTCGGCGCATTCTTCGAGCGATGCCACCGAGAAGAGTTTTTCATGAAGTTGCCGGTACTGGTAAAACGAAGAGAATTTATCGGTAACCAGCGCCTTTAATTCAATCGGGCAATTCGGAGCGTTCAAAAAAGGAAATTCGTCGCGGAAAGCGATTGTCTTTCGGTGCGAATCCTTTTTTGCCGTTTTTGGTTTAATGTTCAAGCCGGACAAGTTGCTTAACCTGGCGAAGATCTTCGATCTGAATTTCGCGGGGTTTGTTTTAACAAGCCGCACGAAAATCAGATCAGAACAATACTTTTCCAGCAACATCACGCCTTCAAAAACGTCGGCTCCTGAATTGATCCACGATTGAATTTCTTCTTTCATTCTTTTGCGTCGGCAATTTCATTGAAAAAATCCAGAACGGCATCCAGCGATTTAGCCGAAACGGCAAACCAACGCTTTCTTTGCAATTGCGCTTTCAGCACGTCGTGCGACGGCTTTTCGCTAACAACAGGAAGCGTGAAGCTGTCGTTTTGCCAATCTGTGAGAATTGGTTTGAATTGACTGAAAAAACGATTGAAATACACGCTTAAGAAATCTACTTCGTTAAAATCAACGCTCTGATTTTCTTCAATAAGCTGAACAATTTTGCTTCTTTCCAAAACAACCGGCGTTTTCGTGCGGAAGTCTGTAACAGGTAGGTTGCTGTCTTTCAGCACGCGGATTGTTTTGTCATTCAGGCTTACACGGGGTTGCGCTTTAAGCACTTCTAAATCTGCCATGGTGAATGGCGAAACGGAAATAATATTATCCAAAAGGATAATTTTTTCGGTTTCGTAGTCGGCAATCAGTTCAAGAAGCAAATCGAAAACTGATTTATCTTCGCTGGGGTATCTTACAACCAAAGCTTCAATGTCTTCATTGAAGTTTTCTACAAAGTTTTTACTTGCCACTTCTGCAAATTTTGAATTGTGTGCAACGAGCATAATAATAGGCAAATGTTTTTTATATTCAGAAATAAAACCACTTGCAAGCGTATCATTCAATTCAGGTGTTTCATTCAATTCAGGTGTTTCATTCAATTCAGGTGTTTCATTCACTTCAGGCGTTTCATTTATTTTCTGAATTACTTCCGGTTCAGAAATTTCCACGTTTTTAACTGTCTTTTTTGTTTCTTTTTTACTCATGAGAAAATAATTTTATAAAATTAAATTGCGTTACAAATTTGCAATTGCAAACCCGAAAATAAAAGGACAATAAAAAAACCGCCACAATGGGCGGTTTTCAGGAATATGAAAATAACCTACACACCAGGATCAGCGGGAACTGTTAATTCAAGATATGTGTTTAAATCTGCGTTATCCGTGACCGGAATCAGATTCTTGGCAATGTGTCCCAAAGCCGGGCCAATCATTTGAGAAACAAGCTGAATGGTATGCTTTGAAGCTTCGGCATTGTCTTGCGTCGTATCTGACAGTACCAATGGGGAACACGGAGTTCCGGCAATCCGGCATTTACCGGTACCGCAAGCAACGGTTATCGCTCCCAATTCTTCGTTTACAATGTTTTCTACCAGTTCATCCATTTCCAGTTCGTTACCAGGACTTTCGAAATCCACGTGATGCAGGAAGCCTTTGCTTCCGTCGTCACCGCTTGTTTCATGGTACGGGTGAATGGATTTATTGGATGCGTAAACAGCAATAGGGGTTTTCCCTTCTTTCATCGCGAACGTAGTAACGTTCACACCTTTGTCGTCGCGCTCATAGCTCGCAACATCTTCCCAACGGAACAGGATCACGTAGAATTTCTTCGGTGTAGGTCTGCCTTGGTTAGGATTTTTTTTCGGTACAGAAACTAATGAATATGGCATAGTTATAAATTTTTAGAGTGAATAAAATAGGTTTATGAAACCGAAAGGGGTAAAACTCATTCCGGTTATTCATTGTTTACGCACCGGGCTCAGCTTCAGGTGGCAAATAAGCAAAAATTGCTTCTTTCATCGCAAATCCGGTTCCTTTTCGGAATTCAATAAATACTTTCACATCGTAGTTCTGCACTTGCATGTAAACTTTTGCCTCGCGATGATCTCGACTCATCAGGTGTTTGAAATTCACTTTCGGTGTTAGGAAGAAAGCTTTGCTTCCTATCATCCCTTCCATTGGCACAAAATAGAAGTTGGTGAAATCCACACGGTTTTCGTTTTTGTCCTCGTTTTTCGTGTTTGGATATTTCGTCTGGTAAGCACGATTGTACATGCGGATCAGGTCTGGATCGGCATGTATAGCCATCCGTTTATTCCGATATTTGGGTGCAACTGCATCAACGGCCGATTCAACGGAAGCAACAATATTCTCAGCGGTCAGTGTAACACCATCAAGTAACCAGGTAACGCTTGCATCAGCTGCGGCTTTCAAGTCTTTCAGGATAGTCAAGTAACCGTCCATGCTATCAACAACAGCGGTTTCAGGGGCTGCAGTTCCGTCACCGGCTGGAACGAATTCCTTGAAGTCACCAATAGCCATGGCAGTTTCCAAATCTTCTGAAAGTTTAGGAAGAATCAAACCGTCAACAATGTATTTAACAATCGGCATTTTGTCCGGTGTTAAATTCTCATCATACAAATAACCGATGTATTGGTCAATGATATCGGCCGGCTTAATCGGCTGGTTAACTTTAAGAATGAAATTCTTGATTGTGATGGGTGAGAATTTTACTTTACCTGTCGGCGTCCAATATGGAACAAATTGTTGCAAAACAGAATCTATTTCGGCTTGCGACGCGCGCCATTCTGATTTATCGGTTACAACCGTGGTCATGTGGTCGGTACAAGTCAGATCGTTGGTGATCTTACGCAGGATCTCAAGTTTCTCAGAAGATACATACTTGCCAAATTCGGCCTGAAGTTCCGATGTGTCGATGGTTGTATCTGTTGAATACATGGCCGAAACATCGCCTTTGAAATAGGCATCAATCACGCGATTGTGCACTAAACTCATGTTGGGTTTGAATGCTGTTTTCACTCCTTGTCCTTGTAATTTTACGTGAACGGGGTTGTCTTTTTCTTCCTCTTTTGTAAGAATATCAATTTTTCCCTGCAAATCGGCTTTATCTTTCAAAGCGGCATCAAAATCCGCTTTTATTTTTGTCAACTGGTTTTTCAACTCAGTCATTTCGGTTGATTTCCCGTCTACGGGACCGTCTTTTTCCGCTTCCGCCAAATCTTGTTCGAATTTAGTGACGAATTTGTCACCATATTCGTCCGTCAATTTAGCCTTCATATCATCGGTGAGAAAGCTTTTACCTTCCTTGTTGACTGGAAGATGGCTCATTCCGAAGATCGAGAGTACAACTGCTAAAATTTGCTTGAACATACTGTTAAATTTTAATGGTTAGTGTAATTATTGATTAATAGCTTTTTACGCAATTCCTGCGCGCGTTTCAACGTGTAGTTTAAATCGCCAATAGCGTTGATTATTTTGTTATCCAGCGCGTCGGCGGCATAGAATGTTTTTCCGGAAAGAATTCCTTCGGTTTCGGTTTTCAGTCCCGGGATGTTTTCTTTGATGGTTTCCTGAAATTTAAGCGCGAGCGGATCCAGCATTTCAGTTTTTATCAAATCGTATTTTCCCTGCAAAGCGAGCTCTAATGGCTGATTTTTATGTTCGCTCAGGTTTGAATAAACCCGGTGTTCGGTTATTCCCAGATTCTCGTTGCGTTTCTGATAGTCTTTAAAAGACATCATCACACCTACAGAGCCGAATTCTGCCGAAATTTCATTAGCTGCGTGAATTTCGTCGCAATACGAAGCAACGAATAATGCTGCAGATGCACATAAATCGCACGAAGCAAGTACCGGCTTGTTATTGACTTGTGCCAGCCTGATAGCTTCAACCAACGGCGCAATGGCGTCAACCGAACCGCCGCCGGAATCGATATCGAGCACAATGCTTCCTATTTTTTTGTGCATAGCAGCTTCACGAACGGCCGCTGCAATTTCGGTAGTTCCGTAACTGCAAAGCGTGCCATACTTAAGCATGGTGCCTTCAATAGAATAAATGGCGGTTGAATTTTCGGGGATATCTTCCGGGATGGAAGATGTAAGTTGTGAAGCGTTACCCGTGGAAACGGAAAACGCAAGCGGTTTATTGTCCGATAAAATGGCGGTTTCACCTGCAAACTGGCGAGCCAAAATTTTGTCGATCAGCTCGCTTGTTTCAATGTCTAAGCGGTGATCAATAAACCATTTTCCCCGTAGAAGTGTGGTAATAAGATAATTCGATTTCATCGTAAACGCGTTTATTGTGCAAGTTTACGATGAAATCTGTGTGGCTAAAAGGACGTTAGTTTTTTGGTTTTCTCAGCGGATAGATGTTTAGATACCAGCGTTAGCGAAGCGATAACGCCTGCCGATTCTTCCGATAAAATAACCGGATTGTCCCGGGTTCCCATGATCCGGCTTTCATCGTTGGAATAATCCAACCGGATGATAAGCTGTTTGCCTACCAACCTGGTGATCTCATTGTCCATATCCGTGTTTTTTCCTTTCAGCACAACAGAAAGTTCCTGTTCGATCATTTCACCGGCAAGCAGTTCGTTTTCTTTCAGTTCGGCGGTTTGCATCGGTAAATTTATCCACGATGCCAATACCTGGATGTTTTTATTCCCCGGAATATCGGTTATCGTACATTCGTTGTAAGGGCAATAATAAAATTTGCAAATATGTGCCCTTCTGTCGTTGTTTGTTCTGTTCATAACAAAAGTGAGTTTTTAAACTCCGTTAAGTGATTGATTTTTCACATATTGGAGATAATTTTTTATTCAATAAATTATAGATGCTGAAATTTCGTCAGCGATGCTTTTTTTGAATCGCCACCGGTTACGGTAATCCAATTTTTTTATTCGATCGAACGTAAGCTTGTTATGTTTGATATTATAATAAGTCAGAATGGCTTCAATGATTTGTTTCTGCTTATAACCGTAATCGTAACCTATAGAAAAAAAATCTCGTATACGTCGGTCAAACTCCGAGTCAAGATATGTTTGTATCTGAGTTTGACGCCAGGCAGGAATATATAGAAAATTATTTTGAGTAATGTACTTTGTATCTCGTTGGATGGGAAGATAAAGTTTTATCGGGTTTTTAATTTCAGCGCGTGCATAATTCAGAGGTTTATCGCTCAGTGTCCACATTGAATTTATGTAGCGGCCTATCGCATGACGATCAGTAAGCAAGATGGATCCATCTTCATAAAATTCAAATTCGTGACGCAAGAAATCTTGCAACACAGGATCTAAATCAATGATAATGTAAGGTTTATTTTCGCTCATTATTTAAAAAATTGAAAATGTATTAAAAATAATTTCAAAAGATAATTTTTTTCCCACTACACGCTACATTTGCATTAACATACTGAAAGATATGTATTTATGTTGTATTAAGCAAATTTTATAACAACTATTTGTAGTAACTTTGTAGTAACTTATTAAAACAGGTTACTACATATGCAAATTAAATACTGATAAGCATTTGACACTTGTTTGTAGTAGGTAGCGACGTTTCTCGGAAGAAAAAATATTTATATACACAAAAAAAATATATAAGATAGTTAATATATTGATATATAAATAGTTATATATTTTCGTGTATGTCATGTACCCATATGCATCCATATCATATATGCATTAAAAATTAAACTTTATAAAATATCTGTACTGGGGATAGATCTTGTTCGGTATACGCTTTGATTGGTTTCTGAATCCTGCTGCAGTCATTGCTGAACCCATTTTGGTGGGGGTAATTTTCGCCGCGTCCGCTGAAATAATCTTTCGGTTCTTTCTCAAGTGATTAATAATATCACTGGCAGTGTACCAGCCGGCCTCCGGGTCGTCTTCGTCTTCGGGTTGGAGAATGTATAGGTTCACGTATTTGGCTTCGTCTGTCTGGACCTGGTAGCGTTCGTTATACTCCTGGAGTTCCTGAATCTCTTCGTCACTGAATTCTGCATTATACTCAGTCTCTTCATACAGCAGTAACGCTTCGGCCCACATCTGATCTACTTTAACACGCTGAGAGTAGCGTTTATCGATCTTGTCAACCTCTATGGTCCCATATCTGCTTGTCCCGTGGTTTAGCGTCAGGAATCCGCCCATTTCTGCCGTGCGGTTGGCCGTGAACATGGTGGCCGCTATGCGGGGCCTCTCAATGGGGAATTCATCGTTGCGCCGTTGGACCAGAATTTTGGGTGACCGGGTGTGTTTTTTGAATTCTTCAATGCGTGCCGTACCTCGGTTTATTCCGACCATATCATCAAAACAAACAATTAAATAGCGTGTGAACAGATCTGACAACGAAAACTTGCTGTCATTCTCGGGCTGAACATAGTAGGACTCCAATTCTTCCGGAAGAAAAAAGCGGGTTAAGAATGTTTTTCCTATGTGTTCCTGCATTCCGATGAATCCAAGCGAAACGCTATTGGGGATGTTGTCTTTCCATTGCGCCACGGTAGCCACCATCCATTTTCGTATGAGCGTGTTCATGCGTTCCTGGTAGTACTCCGGTTCTCTGTCAAACACGCGCGGCGTAATATGTTCACACAGCTTGTCGATGTGGCTTTCGCCTTTGTACGTGCCACGGATGGCGTTGAAATAGTCTAACACCGGGTTTTCCTGCTCAAACCAGTTAGGTTCACGGAGAATGATGCGGAGATCTGTTCTGGAAATTGTTTTTCCAATACCTTTCAGGTACAGATATAATGTGTCTGCAGTTGGCGGAAACTTGTACCGGTTTTTATCACGACTTTCGATGCTAAACTTGGACGGATCCAACACGGAGGTTCGTACGATAAACGCCTGGTTAATGGTGTCTACAATGTCTTGAATGCGATCGTCAATATACTCCAGTGTGTTTGACGCAATCTCAGGAAGTTTAATTTGGGTCATATTTTATTCAAAATAATGTTTTTATTACCACTCATAATTTTAAATTAAAAATAACAGCCCGCGCATCGCTGCGGAAGCTGTTTGTTTTAGTATAACTTTCAATTTCAATGCGCGTTTTCAAAAGTCAACTAATTTAAATTCGTATCGAGTCACAACAGGGTTATTTTCCCAAGTTCCCGGGCCGTTAATCCTATTAATTAACTCTTCAAAGGCACTTCTTGCGGTTAAATATGGTTGATTATCTCCAGGAGCATAAAATGCCTTCATCCATTTTAATTCATTGCCACACTTACCCTCTCTGACACCTTCTAAAATGCAATCTTCTTCAGATATCTCCTGTAAATGTTCCCTGCGTTTATCAGTGATTTTTATAAAATACCTGGCATAATCGGCTTTCATAAACAGTTTGTTGCTCCATTTCTCCTTGTCTGGCTGCAAGCTGGAGAACTTATATTTTATCACGTTGTCTGGTTCTATCCTGTAGGGTTCTTTTAGAAAAAGCACTTCGCCAACATTGTACAGATCATTCATCCGGCGTGTTACTATTTTCCTTCCGGAAGCAGTATCTTTAAAAAGCGGTTCTATAAAGCAAATTCCTCTCATTTTAATTAATCAATTCTTTTAAACATTAAATATCCGGTATAATAATTAGTTGAGAACTTTAGAACATGTTTTTGGCTATCGCCCATATAGTAAGTAATTTTAGTCTCAACAACATTATTTTGTTCCAACGTGTCTAATTCTTCACGAATAAAGTATAGCGTTCTTATCATCTCGTTAAAATCAACTGTATGATTATCGAATGATTTCAGCATCTTATCCAGTTGATAGTTTTTATTTGTGCCCAATGGATCCCAATTATTCACGAAAGACACGAAGAATTTCATTATTTGAAAAGGTTTTTCAAAGTGGGTAATTTTGAAAAATCGGGAACAACGTATTCACGTTCTTCTTGCTTCAGTTGCTCAACTTCTTTTTCCTTCATCTTAATTTCCACGTCCTTGCGTTCTCGGGCGTATTCAGCAAAACTGGTGATGATGCGTTGCGTGTCGATGCTTCCGTAGAATGTTCCGTAGCGGCTTTCGAGAATGAAATCGAAAATGAGCTTAAGATCGGCAAGCGTAATCCATCTGTGGCGGGTGATGATGGTGTATGCCAACTGATCTGTTATAGCTGCCGGAATGCCTTTGTTTATGTTCAGAAAATCGTTCAGGAATAAGAGCCATCCGCGCATATAGGTTAATGCGAATGTTTGGTTTCCGTCTGCAGAAAAAGTTTCTGAAAGGAGCTGTAGCGTTACCGGTGTTTTGGTAAATACGTCGGCAATACGGTGCACGTCTTCGTAGTTAACCATTAGTTGCTGCGGGCCTTGTTCTTTCATGAAATCGGTAAAGTTGACGTAATTTTGTCGGAGTTGTTTTTTTAATTCTTCCATCTGTGAATAAGTTTAGTTGTACGTGAAATCCATAAGCGGATAGTTGCTTTTCTAAACCTGCATCTATATTCCTCCCACGGAGCATAGTTTTAATAGCAGTTTTTATTGTATAACCTTTCTTCCTGGCCCGGTAACAGAGATTATAACGGCGTTTAACGGGGTAGGGTATCTTGGGCATATAAAGCTGTTTTAATAACTGACACAATGCTGTTATAGTTGAAACCTTTCTTTAATCGGATGAAAATAAAACCTTTTTCAATGTTAATTTCTTTCACTGTTATTTCATCGTTCAACCGTTCAAGATCATCGGCATTTGAAGCCTTCAAAGGCTTGGTGGTGAATACCTGATAATTTCCTTTTGCGTTTGGTTTTTTACCGATAGCTGTGAAACTATTTTCATCTTTTATGAAAACGTGAGTTTCTTTGTATTGAATCTTCAAATTCGTCATAGCTTTAGTTTTTTAAGTTCTATATTCATTTATCTGAGTTTTGAATTCTGTCAATTTCGGCGGCTATGAGTGCGCCCGCTTTCTGTAATTCACGAATACGGTTTTCTGGCGTTGGTTTCCATGATTCATATTCAAACGGCCATTGATCTCTTACTCTAAACTCTCTTTGTCCTGGAGGCAGACAGTAACATGATGCTGCTACTGCTAAGTCGTTATCTTTATGCCTTAAATCGTGCTTTAAAGTCCACCCTTCAACTTCAATCTGTCTTTGCCTTTCTTCGGCTATTAATTCAATTCCTGTTTTCATATCCTTTTCTTATTAAATTACATTTCTTCAGTTTATTGTTTCTTTTTCCACAAAATCGCTACAATTGCTACTGAATACCCTTAATGTCTCCCACGGAGATGGGGAATTGCCCATATTAGCCATATCTTCATATTCAGGCTTGCAGCAATGAACATGTGTTGTATAATATGCCCTGAATGGCTTACCTGCATACTTGCAATTATGACATCTATTAATTTGTTTTGTTTTCATGTCCCTTGTTTTAAACATTCGTAAATACCATTAGAAAGTGGTCGCATAATCCGACTTTTTCACGCCCTTTAAAATCCGTTACTGACACAAGTTTTTCACCCTTTTTATAATCAATTGCCATTTGCAGGTATCTCTCACAAAAAGGTGCGGTTGGACATCTATCATCATTGCATCGTGAAATATCAAGGTGAATTAAATCCTTGATAGAAGAACTATCCGCTAACACATTATTTGCGTCAGTGGGGGTTTCGTTTTTCATATCTATTTTAGTTTTCTAATTGATGATTGTGGTCCATAGCCCTTAACACCCTTTAATTTGTATAATTTTAAGCCCGTACTTGATGTAGCTATTCTTGTTACATTGTGCATCTTGCCGTACTGATTTTTGATATATTCAGTATGTTTATCATCTGGGACTATCTCGGCATAATCTCCAACCTTAATATCTTCTGTCGGTTCTGTTTTCATAAATTGATTTTCGTATCACGATCTATAATCTCTAATAATATTCCAACTCTCATCATAATAAGCCGTTTCCCACGTTGGATGGAAATATATTTCCTTGTTATCTACATTAATTAATTTTCCCTTTAATCCACTATTGGAAACACCTGTTACCCTTACTGCCTTACGATTCACAATTGCATTCATGCCAATTTTTAAGAATGGCATGTTGTATTGTTTTTTTATCGTCTCAAACGAGTATTGTTCAGCTGTCATAATCCTTTCACAATTCACGTTTCAAAAGAACATCACAATAGGCATCAGCATTAATCTTTTGCGTTGTTATCTTTTGAATTTTAAACCCTGCTTCAAACAATTCATTTAGAGAATTATCAGACAAATAATCGCTTCTAAGTTCCACATACTCGCCAGGCATCGTTAAGCCTGAAATTTCTTTGCTTAGCCAATAACGCACCCAGGTGTGAGCGTTTGACTTCATAATGTTGAAGATGATTTGTTCTATATTCATAATTTTAATAATTAAGTCACGTTTTAAATTGTTATCAATTAAATGTCTCTATCCCTTTTTCAAGTAACCATTCCATCGCAGGTGGTGTTACCGCGTTACCGAGTTGTCTCACTTTGTCTTTTCCCGAACCAAGGACTATGTAATCCTCGTCAAATGCCATTGCTCGTTGTACTTCATGTGGCTGTATCATTCTGTACGTGCAATCTTCAAGTTTGACATTTTCAGGAGAACTCAAAACAAGGGCAACCCGGTCACGTGTTGACATGGTTCCGACAGGATCTCCCATTCCGGATGATTGCGCTTTCCCATAGTAATAGGAAAAGAATGCATTCACAGCCTCCGTTGATAATATGCCATGAGAGACTTTGGTTGTTAGTGTACTCATAGCCTGATCAATCTCTCTGGATTTGGATTTTCCTTTGTTCTCCACCATGAATGGAATGCCAAGAATGCCATATCTGTCGATCGTTGTGATTGTATCGATTGCTTTATTAATTGGCAAGGCTGCGTTTTTAGGGTTGAAATTGCCACCGTAGTTTTTGATGATCATCGGCGTACCCAACACACCAAAATTATTTTGAGTTGTCATCGTAAACTGAGGTGAAGATAGTGAAGTGATATCCCCTCCGTAACTTCCCTTTGTTACAAGTGCGGCAACCTGGCGGGTAGCTTGTGTAAACATTTTATCTTGAATACCAGATGATCGTTCCAAATTGCTGGAATGGTCTGTGTAGATTATATAAGATGAATCCTTTTGTTTCTGAAGACCATATTTTATTCGTTCGATTGTGTTTGGAGATAGAGGTTTTGATCTGTCACCAATTCGGACAGAAGGGATGGACCAGTCTATGATATTAAACGCGGCATAGTAGTATGGTTCGACAATAGCTCCACATTGGACACACCGATAATCGTATTGCTGCTTGTATTTTCCGAATTTCTTCCGGGGATTCCTCCAGCTTTGAATCGATTCTACCTCCTTAGAGCAATGCGAACAAAAGCTCTTTGGGCGAAAATCCAGATCGGGCGCCGGGTTCCCTTTTTTCCAGAATACAACGTACATTCGGTCCCGGCTCTGCGGTGTTGGAAGAGTATGCATTGAATTAAGGTATACGCATTTGTGCTTGTATCCCAGATTATGCATTGCATGCAACCAGGCATCCCACATGATCCAAACTCTTGCTTCCACAACATTTTCAACAATAATAAGATTATAGTTGTGAACTTCGGCGAATCGCGGAACGTCCCACATGGTTGCCCTGGAACGAATGGCCGAAGGATCTATTGTCAGGTTTCCAAATAGATTTTTTGTTACCTGTAATTTACGGCTGACTCCTTTCGCACCGGTATGATTTGTACACTCCGGTGATGCCAGCATAACGTCGGTGCTCTGATAACGGCGTGGATCTGAAGCAGAGATATCAACACAATCGTGATCCGTATCCGGGAAATTGGTATTGTGAGTTTCAACGGCAAGAGACCAATGATTCATAGCCAGTTTTATTTCTAATCCTCCGCCCATTTTCTGAGACAATCGACGTGCGCCCTGGGATGATCCTCCGGCGCCGCAAAACTGATCTGTAAGTGTAATATAGCTTTTTTTCATTTTCTTATTTTACATAAAACAGCCGTGAACTTCACAGCGGACGGCTGCACGTTACTCAAAAATCACAGTTAATACCAGGATACCGATTATTATGCAGATCATTAAGGAAAATACTACCCCGGCATAGATTGTTACTTCAATCCAGTCATCACTAATCATATCGTATTCTTTTTTATGGTGAAATTGCTTTCAGTTTCTGCCTCATTGCCTGGTTTATCGTCCGAAAGCTGAAGAAGGATCGTACTGTTTATATTCCTGTACCTGGAATTAATAAGTAAATCGATTATATCGAGTGCTGTTTTTTCATTTTTCGATGACAATCTGTATAACTTTGTCAATCTACGTTTTTCTTCAACTGGAATCAAAACAATGCCATAGACACCTAATAAAAATTCCTTATAATCGTTCCATGATTCCACAAATTCCGTGCTGTCGAAAGGAAGTTGAACTTCATCGGCTTCGGGATCCGGCACAAATACGGCAAATTCCTCCACCAGTTTACTCAGTGTTTTCACGTTCTTTTGAAACGTTTTCTTTATTTTCGATACATCCGTGCTGTTACGTAAACCATTTATAACCGCAGCATCGGAATCAATCAATGTTTGTATCTGGTTTATCAGGTTGTCCCAATGTTGTTTCATACTTTTCAATAATTCTAGTTATTTCTCTGTCACGGACACTATACAATTCAGCTGCTTTATCAATCAGGTATCGGGTTTGTCGGAAGTTTCGGTTTACGCATTGCTGAATGTCGTAAATAGGATAATCACTCATGTAAGCGAAGAGAACAAAAGCTCTGCGGGCCGTCATCAACGGTTCATTTTTGTTGAACGAGCGGATCTGTTCCTGTTCATCGGCAGTGAATAATCGATTAAAAAACTGATTGATCGGCATTCGCATAATTATGAGACTAATGGATACTCTTCTCTTCTTACCCTTTGTCGGCAGGTCCTTTCAGTTTCTACCCTGCACCGGCGCGCTCTCAAAAAATCATGTGTTTCCGTAATTTCACCATAAGTGAATAGGGCCAATAGAATTATAGCAATAGATTGCCGCGCAAAAGGTGAAAGCTTAAAGCTTATTTTATATTCCGTGCAGAAGTACCATGCAGATAATTCATTTGCTTTTGTGCAACCGGTTTTTTCGAAGATGTTACGAACATGATTTTCAACCGTGTGGACAGAAATACATAATTGGTCGGCAATCTCTTTTTTTATTGCTCCCCAAGCAAGTAAACGAGTAATCTGTTTTTCTCTTTTTGTTAAAGCAGCATCAGGATTCATGATTAATTCCCCCAAATTTCGGTTGTTTTAACTTTATATTTCAAGAAGATCTGTTCAATGGCTGCCACTTCTTCGACGTTAGGCACAATTTTTCCGTAAAGTCGTTGATACCATTGTGTGCGCGACGTGATTCCAAGGGCTTTCATTATTTCATCTTTAGCAAGCCTCACGTCTTTGGATGCCACCAAGCCCATTCCTTTTTTAAATGAGTAATTGTTTTGAATTTTCTTTGCCATATTAAAAAATAGTCTTTTTGTGCTATTTGCGAATGTTCGTAAAAACCTCACATTTGTATCGCTAAAAACTTACACATGCAAAGTAAAGTATTATTTGAGAAAAACGCAAATTAAAATTGAGATATTATCAATTTTTTTTGCATTATTCTCAAATGATGTTGAAAATCAAATGTTTAATTTTGTGTTATATGAATGTAGTACAGAACATAAAAGAAATTCGCCTGAAAAAAGGTATTAATCAAGATATAATAGCAGATGCATTAGATTTTGATATTGCAAATTGGAGTAGAATTGAGAACGGAAAGCAAGAATTAAAAGTTGACCATCTTGAGAAAATCGCAAATGTTCTGAATGTCGCAGTTATAGATTTATTTACCTATCCGGAAGTATACGTAAATAGGAAAACTATTGAAGAAGCTGAAAGGATATCAGTAACATTTGAAGTGTCGCCGGACAAAAGGGATATTTTATTGAGTTTAGTAACTAAAAAAGAAAATTAACAATAAAGTCGATGGAAAATACCAATATATTCGTAAAAGTTTATAAAGATAATTGTCTCGGAGAAGGAGAAACTGAGATGATTATAAATATAAATGATATTGCAACCGTTCAGAAAACAAAAAATCACGTTGAAATTAAGTTATTAAACGGACACTATATAACAGTTCTTGCAGATTTCGATGAAATCATGAAAGCAATAAATCCAAAAATAATTGAAAAATCAGGTAGTGGTGATTATAAATTATCAATTGAAAAAAACACAATATAAAACAGAGATTTATTAAACAAAAACTATACAATAATTATTAACAGAGAATTATAACTGGCTCTCAGAAACAATAAGGTGGAGTAGGAGCGTTTCCCGTTTTCCACCCGAATACACTAATTATAAGTGTTTTCTCTTTTAGATTTGTTTTAGGTAATCACGTATTTTAC